GCCTCGGAATCCTTCCTCGTCGAAGCGCAGCGCATAGATCGTCGAAGAAGTGCCTCCGGTGACGGCCGTCTCCGCGCTGCTGGAAACTATGTGAGTATCCTTTATCCAGTCGGATATCAGTATCTTGACCGTGCCGTATCTCTCGACCTGCTGGCCGAGCTTGCCCTGCTGCACTTCAAGGTTGGTGCCAGATGCCCGGGCCAAGTTTTTCATCTTGCGCCGTGAGCGTTTCGACATGAGCAACGCCTGGGGCGGGCCGCCCTGGGTTAGGTCGCACAGTGTATCGATCATGGGGAATGTAAGCGCGGCACCCGCTGCGCCTGCAGCCAGCACGTTCCCGCTGGCGGCATCGGCGCCGATGCGCTTGCGCAAGCCGGTCGGATATTTGGTGCTGCCGGTGACGCCGAGGTATGTGGTCTCACAGCCGTAGATGCTCATGTACGCCATCTTGTCCAGCAGCGCCTTGATTTTCTTTTGCAGGACTGCGGCGCGCAGGTCCTGAACATTGGAATAGGACATCCGCATGAACTCGTCGATGTCGGCATCTCCGATAGCGATTTTCAGGCCGACCGCCTCGCTGTCCCAGTCTCCGGTGTCCTCGGCAATGGTATCGTACGGCGCGTAATGGTCAACGGTGGGCTCGGTCGTCATTTTGTTCTTGGTGAACGCTGTGCCAATGAGCTCATCGAATTCCAGGTATTCGAAAAGGTCATGCGCGTAGATGGCTTTATCGAGGATGCCATGCAGCACAACGTCGTTGGATAGCTTTGCTCCCTGTACCAGTGTTATTGGCATAGTGGTTATTTACTCCCTTCTTTCTTCTTGTCTCCTGAGCCTCTCTCGCCTTTGTCAGCGGCTCCGTGGTTGGTGCGGACTATCTTGTCCGCGTTCTCAAGGCCGTAGCGGATGCGCTCGTCTGGCGGCAGGCTGAAAGGGTCAACCTTGGGCGCTGTCCCTCCCCCTGCGGGGATATCGGTCGTCTCCGCGATCTGCTGCCGCACCTTATCGGCAATAGCTTTAGCTGATGCAACGGACGCGGCAAGGGCTGCGGGCGTCTCGCCTGTGATGAGGTCGGCGGGTATATCGGGATTGGCAGCGATGAGCTTTTCTTTTTCTCCGGCGAGATCTCGCGCGGTAATTGTTGCCTTTAGCTCGGCAAGGGCGGCTTCTGCCTTCAATGCTCTTTCCTCTGCTGCGAGGGCTGCGCTTCCACCTGCGGCACGTTCCGCGATGCGGGCGGCGGCTTCGGCTGCTACTCTATCCGCTACCTGTGTCGGGGTTTCGTCTGGCATTTCTGCTGCCTCTCTTTCTTTTAATATCGTTCGGGGCTTAGGCTGCTGCTGGTGTGCTCTCACTCACATTTGTGTCGCTGACAGCTTTCTGCTTGGCTCCGTTCTGCTGCGGGGGTTGCTGCTTTAGTATTGCGGCGCGCTCGTCCATGGCCTGCTTGAATTCGCCTTCGGTGTCCTCGACTCCAAGGTTCTCCATGGCTGTCTTGCGGCTGTGGATGAGTTTGTCGACAAGGACTTTCTCGTTCGCCACGTCTGCCGTGAAGTCGCTGGGCAGGATATCGCCCCACGCTATGCGCGGGACGCAATTGCCGTAATGCTCGCCTTTGAATTGCTTCAACAGGGCGAGAATCATCTGCGCGCGGCGGCGGTATACCGTCGTCCGGATGCGACGCTTGCGCTTCACCTTCTGAACTAGCGGCTGCATTTCCATTTCGAGGACGGGACCTGTTGCCTGGCTGCTCTCCTGTTGTCCGAAGGCGCTCTTGGGGGTCTCGGCCGTGTCCTGCAGCGACCTGTAAAGCAAGTCGATGTATTTCATGTGTAAGTCGATGCCGCCCTTTTCCAACAGATCCAACAGGTAAGCTTTCGATTTCTCCGGCAACGTCCACACTGCGCCTGGCTCAACGGCGATATCGGCGGCGTCCTCTACGTTCTCAAGTACGGTGATGGGGCTCCCTGACAGCTCAAGGATTTTTGAAATCTGTGATACTGCTCGGTTGAACTCTACCTGCAGGCCGTTCATGTTCTCGATGTCGGATTCTCCCCACATGCTGCCTGGCTTGCGCAGGTTGGGGAAGTGTATGAACGGAATATATCCGTAGGGGTTTATTGAGCCGCGTATGCGCTGGCCTTTCTCGTAGTAAACAAATGCTCTGTCCGTCCATAGCTCGGTTGCGGTATCGCCGTTGGGTAGTAGGTATTGAGATGCAAGGCGCGTTATCACGGCGGGGTTGTTCGGGTCGCTCCACAGCGCAAGGCCACTGACTGGCGGCGCTGTGATCCGGATGCGCTTATTGATAATGTCACACGTTACTTTATAGCAACCGTCTCCGTAGATAGCGGCGTCTCTCTCGGTGTTGTAGTCCAGCTCCTCACAGTTGTTGTCGGCCTCGATGAGGTTTAACGCGGCCTCCGCTTTCTCGGCTTCTTTGGCGTGGTCTTTGGTTAGTGGGTCAATCACGACGTACATTTCCGACATCAAGTAGCTGGTGACCTTCTCGATGTTGGTCTTGGCGTAATTAACGACAAGATGGCGCTCTCCGCGCTTCGCCGGTGCGGGCCACTGTGTGCCGGTGTAGAAATTTAAATAATTGGTGTAGGCTGTCTGCCTGTCTCGTAGCTGTTCCGCTATCTCTGTAAATATATCGCTCATGATTGCCTGCCTTTCGCTGTCCTGTTCTTCGTGGTTGCTCCTGCCTCTGCTGCTAACGCAAGGCTCATTAGATAGTCGTCGTGTCCTTTGCTGGGGTCTACAAAGAAATTCATGGTTTGGTTCGGCCTGAACTCGCCGCGCGCGTTCTTCATCTGCTGCCAGAACTCTTGCGATTCGGGGTTGTTGTCTTTGGCGTACTGCTTCAACCTGCCGCTGTTGACGGCGGCAAGGAGGTTGAACGCAAGGTGAGATTTCGACTGCTGCGTGAATTTGTACGGGGTTATCACGCTGCCGCAACGAGCTTCAAGATGGCTGGCGACAGGCTCGCCGATTCCGGTAGCATCGACGACGACGTTGCGTAGGTTCCAAACGTTCTTAATCAGGTCAACGAACGTGTCCTCGACTGTCGAGTGCTTTACACCTAGCCATGCGTATATCTGTACGATATTAAGGAATGGCTCGCTGTTGGCTGGCATGTGGTTGACTTCGGCAATCGTCATGATGCTGCTGTCGCGCTTGGCGATTGATAGCATGTGTTCCTCGTCAACCTCAATCTCTCCGGCAAGGTCTAACCCGGCGACGTAAGTCTTTCCCGTCTCGGCAAGTGGCCGGCTCGGGTGCGCTCCCTGCAGCTGCGAAAGCTGGCGCTCGTTAAAAAATCGCCCGCCTCCCTTGATTGGCTCAAGGCAGTACTGTGTAAGAAATAGCGGGTGATCTGCGCCAAGCCTCTCGCGCTCGGCCTCGACGTAGCGGCGGTAGTCGGGGTTGTACTTGGCCACTTCCTGCCAGTCGTAGCGGAAGTGTCGCTTTATGCCGTCCTTGCGCTCTAGCTCAAGGTTCGTTTGCTTCACTTCCTCAAGCAAGGTGGTATCGTCCCATGTGGTGCCGTAGTGAATAGTTGTAACGTTGGTCGTGGCTCCCATGGGCTTAAACTCTTTGGTGTACTTCTCTTTGTCCACGTCCTGCGACTCGTCGATTTCGAGTAGGACGTGGGCGGTAGCGCCGACGACGTTGGCGTTCTTGTCCGCGCTGAAAAATAATGTCCGGGCGTTGCCCAGCTTTATCATATAGCCGTGCTCGGAACGATAGGCGCTGGCAAAACCCCAGTCTCGCAAGCGGTCCTCAAGCCGCATCTTGCTATTGAGCGTCTGCGGCTTGAACGTCGGGCTGCACTTGATAATGTTGCCACCTGCAAGGAAGTTCATAACCATGAGCAGCACTTCAAGCTGGGCGCTGGTCTCGTTCTTCCCGCCTTGTCGGGAGATCTCGACGCTGAACGTGCGGCCGTGGCGATGCCTGACGCTGTCGATAACGGCGTCCATGATTTCGCGCTGGTACGGCCGGACTGTAATCATTAGCAGGTTATATCCTTTTTCCTCGTTCGCTTCTGCCCTTTGCGCGGGACCGGCGCAAACTTCGGCTGCGGCAGGTTCGACGCAAGCTGCGGTTGTATGCCGTATTCGGCGAGACATTCGGGGCAAACCTCGGCGATGACGACGCCCATCAATCCCGCCTGAAAGTCGTTGACAAGGCGGTTCCCCAGGTGAATGAATTCGCCGCTGGTCTTGCAAAGTGTGGTCGTGCTCTTCTTGTCGAGGTATGTTGGATATTCAACGATGGTGATATGGGCGCGGCTGCCGTTGGCCGTGCAATAAAAGTATTTGCCTGTTAGGGTCGGGAATGGTTTCATTTTTTCTTGGTCTCCTTCTCCGCTTTGTCCTGCTCCGCGCGGACCTGCGCGTCTTGCTTGGCGGCGTCTCTGATCCGCTGGGTCTTGCAAGCTGCGCTGCAGAAGTTGTCCTTGCAATCGGGGCACCTGCCGTCAACGATTAGGGTTACTTCCTCAAGTAGCGTTGCCATTAGTCCGCCGCCTTCTGCACGTTCTCGCCGAACTCAAGCTGCGGCGAGAATATCGAAAGCGATAGCGGCCGCTGCGCCTTGGCGTTCATGAGCGTAGTTACCTGCTCGGCGCTCATGTCGACATCGAGGGTGACGGTAGCGATAACCTTGCCATCCTTAACAGTCAAGCCTGCTTTCAACTTCTCGATGCCTAGCTGTTCTAAAATTACGGGTGCCTGTTTCTTTGTCATGTTCTTTCTAACCTCCTAATTTTTTCGATAATACCGTTGTTATGATCGGGCCTCCCAGCTCTGTTAGGACCTTCACGATGTTGTCCTGGATGCTGTGGCCGTCCTTCTCCGTTAGGCCGTAGCGCAGCTTGACCAGCCGCGCAAGCGTTGTGCTGGCGTCCAGCAGGATGTCGAGGTTGTCGGGGTCGCGCTCAAGCGCATGCTTTATCTTCACGCGCAAGAGGGCGATTTCGTCATCCAGTCCCTCGATATCGGCGGCGGCCTCCAAGTCAACCTTCTCGGCTTCGGTCAAGGTCTTGGCGTAAAAACCGTGCTTTAGGGCGTTTCTATTTGCTGGCTGGGCTCCCCTGCTGCGCTTGGCCATTGGTTATTCTCCCCTTCAAAACGTTCAATGCGCTGTGTACAACTACGGTGGCCGCTGCGTCGTAGCGGCCTGCTTTGATTGCGAGTGGTAGGAGTTTATGTCCTGTCATGCCTGAGCCTCCGTATATTCGGGTTTGTAGCTGACGACGATTGCCCCTGTGCGGTCTTTGCTCTCCCGCAAGGGACCTGCAATCGATGTGAGCTTGGCAAGGTATCGACCGGACGTTGACGGGTTGCATCCGCATAGCTCTGCGCCTGCGTTGACTGCGTCTACCTTGCTTATATGTCCATGCTCCTTGATATAGCTCAACGTCCATGCTCTGAACGCTGTCTCATACTGCGCGTTGGCTCTCATTTCTGCGCTGGCTTCCGCATACGGGATAGCCTGTTTCATTACGTCGGTGTCTGCACACACACACACACAAGTCCCCTTGGGAGCTTTGGGACGTCCGGCACGGTGCGTGTTCTCTTTGGCTACGTTGCACGAGCGACATAACAGTTGAAAGTTCGACTCCACGTTATTCAGTTTGTTGTTATCTATGTGGTCGATATCGAGAGAATAGAATGTAGTCGGGACATAACTACAAATTGCGCATTTCTCGCCGTCTCTCAGTACGAGATAGCGATAAATCCAAGCTCTAGTCTCTGTTCCAAAACGTCGGGGCATTTCTCAACCTCTCAATTTCATTTAGCGGGCTGTGGGTGTCGTGCTCTTTGCGGTTTATCTGCTCGTCGGTGTGCCAGTAAACATCGGTAGTTATGGAAGTGTTAGCATGTCCGAGGATCTGCGACACTGATTTAAGGTTCGCACCATTGTTTAGCATCTGGCTGGCACAGTAGTGACGCAGCTGGTGCGGGACCATCTTCTTGACTCCTGCCAGCTTGCAAAGGTCCTCAAGCCTGTCCTCAATGCTACCGGGCGCGTACGGCGTACCCGGATAGCGCCCTGAGAACAGATACTTGGACTGCGGGGGCAGCGTGTCGATATATTCGGCTAGTATTTTGTAGCATGACGCATGAAGCGGGACCTTACGCCACTTGTTGCCCTTGCCCAGCACGGTTACCGACTTGCAAGTAACATTGGACAGAAGCAGCTGCGAAATCTCGGAAAGCCGCAAGCCGCAGTCGATCAGCAGCGACAGCAGGGCGCGGTCGCGCAGGCTCAAGGGGAGCTGCAGCAGCTTCTTGACGTCAGCCTGGTCGGGAGGATAGCGGTGGACATAGGGAGCGCGGATACGCTCTAGCTTGTGCATCGGGTCGTGTATGATAAGCCCGTTCTCGATGCACCACGTAAAGAAGCTGCGCCAAGCGGCATACTTGTTAGTAAAGGAAGATGCGGCAAGCGATTGTGCTTTCTTGAGAGTAACGTACGATTCAATGTCGGACTTTGTCGGGGACGGGAATTGCTCAAGCAGCAGGCGAAGATGGATACCGTATTGCTTCAACGTTGTGGCGCTGATTCCGGCTGCGGTTAGATGCTGCAACCACATCGGGATGAATGGCCG